CCCGTTTGTAGGGTTGAACGAATTGACCTATGGTTTACGTAAGGCTGAACTGGTGACAGTGACAGCAGGTTCAGGACTAGGTAAGTCTCAGTTTCTACGTGAGATCATCTGGCATATCATTCAGAATACTCAAGCGAACATTGGATTGATGTTCCTTGAAGAATCGACACGGCGTACAGGTTTGTCGTTGATGTCGTTGGCGGCAAATAAGCCACTACATTTACCAGATACTGTGGCAACACAGCAGGAAAAAGACGATGCTTTTAATCAGACTTTGGGTAGCGACCGTGTGTTTCTCTTTGATCATTTCGGCTCCACTGATGTTGATAATATTATCAATCGAGTTAGGTACCTTGCCAAGGTTGTCGGATGTGATTACGTGTTTGTTGATCATATCAGTATCATCGTTAGTGCTCAATCGAATGGCGATGAAAGAAAATCAATCGACGAAATCATGACCAAGCTACGGATGCTTGTTCAGGAGACAGGCATCTCATTGGTTTGTGTATCACATTTAAAACGTCCTGAGAACAAAGGACACGAAGAAGGTGCGGCGACATCTCTAGCACAGCTACGAGGCTCAGGATCGATTGCACAGTTATCAGACATGGTGATCGGCCTAGAGCGTAACGGTCAGGCGGACGACGCCAAGCAACGGAACACGACTTATGTCCGTGTTTTGAAGAACCGGTTCTGTGGTACCACTGGTAAGGCCTGTGCCCTGCTGTACAACCACAACTCCGGACGTATGAATGAAGTTGATGAGGATGCGCTATGATAAAATCGCAAACCGGCCCAAGCCGAACCGGAGACATCGCAGAGTATTACGCAGTGACTTGGCTGTGGGATCAGGGCTATGAAGTATTCCGCAACTGCGGATGCTCTGGACCAATTGACATTGTTGCTGTAGGCCCTGACGGGAATACGATACTGATAGATGTTAAAACAGCCAACAAAAGCATCGGTGGTAATCAGACTCGCAGTGCCTACGCAAGTCGAAATGTTTTACAAAAACAATTAGGTGTGGTAGTCTTACAGTTTAACCCGGATACCCGGCAACTTAAATTTACAGAGCACAGAGATGAAGAAACTAATATTGGACATCGAGACGAACAGCACACACAGCACGATCTGGATCTGTGTGACGCAGGATGTTGATACAGGAGAAGTACAATGCCACATGGAGCCATCAACTCTAAAGCCAGTAATCGAACAGTACGATCAAATCATCGGTCACAATATCATCGGATTCGATGCTCCAGTGTTGCGGAGACTTTGGAATATTGGGATCAAGAAATCGAAAGCGGTAGACACCTTGATTCTTTCACGTCTTTTGAACCCACAACTCGACGGTGGACACAGCCTGAAGGCATGGGGGAATCGTCTTGGGAACCAGAAGATCGAGTTCGACTTCAATGACTTTGATAGCGGACTTACTGAAGAGATGCGGACGTATTGCATACAAGATGTTAAGCTCACTCGTGATCTTTATAACTGGCTTATGTCAGAATTTAAAAAATGGAAGAATTCATCGCAGAGTATACTACTGGAGCACGACATCGCAGTTCTCTGCAGACAGCAGGAACTCAATGGATTCAAACTGGATATTCCTTCAGCTTCAGTACTTAAGGCTACGCTGTCAGATCGAATGGGTGTACTGGAAGACACTGTTCAGTCTGTATTCCCGCCGATTGTTGAAGAGCGTTGGTCTGAGAAAACAGGGAAGCGACTGAAGGATAAAATCACAGTATTTAATCTAGCATCTCGTAAGCAGATCGGAGAGCGTCTACAGGCTTTAGGATGGAAACCGACTAAACGTACTGAGAAAGGTCAGCCTATCGTTGACGAGGGTACATTAGAGTCTGTGGATATTCCGGAAGCTCAGATGATCGCAGAGTACCTAATGCTACAGAAACGTGTTGCAATGATTGACTCTTGGCTTAAGCACGTACAGGACGACGAACGTGTACACGGTGGCATCATTACCAATGGTGCTGTGACCGGTCGTATGACGCACCGCAACCCAAACATGGGTCAGGTGCCCTCAGTAAACAAACCGTATGGTAAAGAGATCAGAAGCCTGTGGACGGTCGATGAGGGTAATGTTTTATGCGGAACAGACCTTTCCGGGATCGAGTTAAGATGTCTTGCCCACTACATGCAGGATGACGAATGGACAGAGGAGTTACTGAATGGCGACATCCATCAGAAGAACGCTGATGCCGCAGGTATCACACGCCCTCAGGCAAAGACGCTTATCTATGCAACACTGTACGGTGCGGGGCCATCAAAGATTGGCAGTATTGTTGGAGGTGGGGCGAAGGAAGGGAATGAGGTCTTGCATCGTTTTTATTCTAACACCCCTAAGCTCAGAGAACTTATGGAGAAAGTTCAGAAAGTGGCGACAAAAGGGTATGTACCGGGCCTCGATGGTCGAAGAATATTGGTGCGCTCAGAACATGCCGCACTTAATTCACTACTACAAGGATGTGGGGCTATCATTGCAAAGCAGTGGTGTATTGAAGCGCACAAAACCTTTAAGCAACAAAGATTACCTGTACTGCAGGTTGCATTTGTGCACGATGAAATTCAAATTGAAACAGCGGAGAGATATGGTGAACAAGTTGCACAAATCATGTGCGATGCGGCCTCACAAGCCGGGATTACCTTGGGCTTTCGATGCCCAGTAGACGCCGAATCAAAAATCGGTAAAAATTGGTTTGACACACACTAAAAATAGTGTATAATATTAGTATACCACCAACAGAGGAGAATGGTATGGAAAACACAAGCCGCATTAAAGTCAAAGCCGACATCATGTGGGCGTACCTTGATAAGCCAAACGACATGTCTGGCAAGTATCAGGTTGACTTGTGCAACCTTTCTGACGGGGCTGTATCAGCCTTAGAGGGCATGGGTATCTCTGTGCGTCAGAAGGAGGAGAAAGGGTATTTCATTACCTGTAAATCCACCAATCCAATCCGTGCTTTTGACCGTGACGGAGACACCATCGACGGTATCTCAATCGGTAACGGCTCAAAGGCTGTGGCTTTGATTGGCTCTTATAACTGGACCTTCAAGAATAAAGAAGGCGTCTCACCCTCACTCAAGAAGCTCGTTGTAGACGAGTTGGTTGCCTACGAAGGTGATCCCGTTGCCGAACAACTGGACGACGACGACGACATCCTCTAATGCAACACGCTCTGATTGATGCCGACATTCTCAACTATCGTATTGGTTTTGCGACCAATGACGAGCCTGAGAGTGTTGCCATCAGAACTATGGCAGGATTCTTAGAGGATTTGATTCTCTTTGACCTGCCTGAAGTTCAGACGTGGGAATTGCATTTGACCGGTCTCAATAACTTCAGGAACCAGTACGCTGTGACAGTGCCATACAAAGGCAATCGTAAGGGTACTGACAAGCCTGTGCATTATCACTTACTCAGGGATTATTTGGTAAGTTCATGGGGTGCTGTTGTTCACGATGGAATAGAAGCAGATGACATGCTTGCCATCAGAGCAACAGAACTCGGTGACGATAGTGTTATTGTTACATTGGATAAAGACCTTGATCAAGTTGTCGGTTGGCACTACAACTTTGCCAAGAAAATCAAGTACTACATCAAAGAAGATGAGGCGATGCTTAACTTCTATAAACAATTTCTGACAGGAGACACCGTAGACAACATCATCGGTGCTCACAGGATCGGTCCTAAGACCGCCGATAAGTTGTTAAGAGACAAGACAGAATCAGAGATGTGGGCGATTATACTTGAGCATCTTGGCGAAGAACGAGCAATAGAAAATGGACATTTACTGTATATGTTAAGGACGAAAGATGATTACTTCAAAGTCCCGGAATCTGGTAGCAAAGTATAGTGGCAGGTTCAACAGGAAGAAAGTCTTCACGGACAAAAAGAAAGCCTACAAGCGTGGCTACGAAAAGCACCGGCATTACTACTCAATCAGCAAAGGCCAAAGGCAGACGCCTCCAACAAGCTGTGCGAGACAGTGTTCTGCGTACTTTTCCCTCGCTTGAGCCTGACGATGTACGTAGTACCTCAATGGGTGCAGGGGGAGAAGATGTACAGTTAAGCCCTGCGGCACGTAAGTTGTTCCCGTATTCTGTGGAATGTAAGAACCTTGCAAAGATCGCAGTATTCAATTACTATGAGCAAAGTCAAACAAATGCCGGTGATTACGAACCGTTAGTGGTTATCAAGCAAAATCGTTCTAAACCATTGGCAGTGATTGACTTTGAGCAT